TTACTTATAAGCAACAGACACAATCTTATGATGGTGAGATGTGGGAAGCTGACATTAGTTTACCACCTTTGAATAGAGACGATGCAGAGGCTTGGATTAGCTTCCTGATGAGCTTAAAGGGCATGTCAGGTACATTCCTACTTAACGACCCATCAGCTAAGACTGTGAGAGGTACTGCAACGTCTGCTGTTATAACAGGTGCTGTAGGTGCTAGTTCTGTAGCTGTAACTATGACTGGTACACTTAAAGCTGGTGACTATATACAATTAGGTACTGCCGCAGATTCTACTCTTCATAAAGTATTACAAGATCAATCTGGAGATGGTACTCTAGAGATCTGGCCTAAACTAAGAAAAGATAGATCAAGTGTATCAGCTAACCTAACTAATTCCGCTGGGGTCTTTAGGTTATCAGCTAACGAGACTTCTTGGTCAGTTAACAATGCAAGTTTCTTTGGCATATCATTTGGAGCTATGGAGGTAGTAGGATGAGTAGAGCAATACCTTCCTCACTACTGTCTGCACTTACTGGGGATAATATAAGACCTTTCTATGCTGTAGAACTTATGTTCGACACTAGAACTATTACAGGTGTAGATGGTAATCCTGTTAGTATCTCTCCTTTACGTATGTGGACTGGTATAGGTGACAAGACTATTAATGTACAAGGTAGTAATCAAGTGTTTACTGGTACAGGTAGCTTACTTTCCATCGGAGACTTAGAAGAGGTAGGAGATCTATCCTCTAAATCTTTAGAACTTACTTTATCTGGAATACCTAACTCTATAATATCTCTAGCCTTACAAGAACCTTACCAAAGAAGAGTGGCAAGGTTGTATTTAGGTGAGCAAAGCGATTCATCTGTTGTTGAGATTTTCTCTGGTAAAATGGATAAGATGTCAATAATTGACGAGTCAGAGACAAGTACAATCGCTTTAACTATAGAAAGTAAACTAGTAGAATTAGAGAGATCTAGTGGGTGGAGATACACTAATGAAAACCAACAATCCCGATACGAGGGAGATACCTTCTTCTCTTACGTACAGTCAATGCAGGATCAAACAGTAATATGGGGAAAGCAGACTTAAATTCTTACTTAGATAAGATAATAGAAAAGCCTTTTCAGTGGGGTGTACACGACTGTTTTACTTTTACTAATGGTGCATTTAGAGCTATGCACGGTGTAGGATATGCTGACGACTGGGAAGGTTTGTATATGCAAAGTAATGGTGTATATCCTAAAGGTCCAAGAAGTGTGAGAGACGACTTTGGTTTTAACTCTTTAGACGAAGGGTTAGCTACTAAACTAACTAGAGTTGAAAGACCTTACGTTTGGTAGCTTAGTAACAACTAGAGCAGGTTGTCGTTGGATAACTGGTGTCGCTCTAGGTATTTCCATTGGCTCTAGGGCTGTCTTCCTAAATATGGAAGGTCTAATTAGATTAAACATTGAAGATGTAGAAAGTGCTTGGGATGTCAATAAATAAACACAACACTCCTTTTAACGTATTAAGGCACAACAAACAGTTTGAGATAGCTCCTAGAGAACCTGTGACTGCAATAGCAACAGCAATAACTTTAGCTGTTGGGGCGACAACAGGGGGAGTAGTTTACTACGCTATTTATGGTTTAACTTACCTAGCTATTAGTATGGTAACAACTGCTTTAATAGGAGCTTTAACACCTAAGCCAGATTTAGGTGGAGTCAATCAATCTAATGGCTTACAAGTTAATAATAAAAATGCTTTAGCTCCAGCACAGTTTGTTTACGGTAAAGTTAGAAAAGGTGGTACAATTACTTTTAGTGAGTCTACTGGAGGCAACCAGAAGATACTTCACCAAATAATATCTATAGCTGGACACGAAGTAGATAGTATAGAAGATATATATGTCAACGACATACCAGTACAGATGACTAACGAGAATGTTACTGAGTCTATCTGGGACAACAAAATTAAGATTTATGTACATACTGGAAACCAAACAAGTGCTACAGATACATTTGCTAACTCTACACAAACTTTAGCTACAACTTTACATAGTGAGACTACTGCAACATCTGACTTTATAGGTAAAGGTATAGCTTACTTATATTGTAGGTTTGAGTACGACTCAAGTGTTTTCTCTAATGGAGTACCTGTAATAACTGCGGTTATAAAAGGTAAGAAGGTAGCTACTACTATTAACGGTGTAGCTCAAACACCTGCTTGGACTGATAATGCCGCTTGGATAATAAGAGACTTCCTAACTTCTGAGTATGGTCTGCAAGACAGTAGTATTGATTATGCTACTTTTGAAGAGGCCGCATCTATAAGCGCAGACACTACGATACTGTCTGATGGATCAAAGCAGTACACTATTAATGGTGTGATACAAGCGACTGAGCAAATAGGTAATGTTTTACAGAACATGATGACTTCATGTGGTGGTACTTTATTTTGGGGTGCAGGTGCTTGGAGACTGTTCGTTGGATCTTTCGTAGCTCCTACTAAGATACTTACACTAGACGACCTTAGAAGTGGTATATCACTTGACACTAGGATGTCTATGGCAAATAACTTTAATGCAGTACGAGGAACTTTTGTAGATGCTAGTGCAGGTTGGGTTAGTGCTGACTATCCTCAAATTAACTCTAGCCTTTTTCTATCAGATGATAATGGAGTAGAGTCTGTACTAGACTTAAATTTACCTTTTACTAGCAATGTTATAGCGGCTCAAAGACTTGCAAAACAGATGTTGTATAGGAATAGGGAACAACTTACCCTTAGTGCAGAGTTTGGTCTTAATGCTTTAGACATTGAGGTTGGTGACTTTATTAAGTTCAGAAACGACAGATACGGTTGGACTACAGGTAATGAGAAGACATTTGAAGTTACTGAGTGGAGACTGTCTCCTAACGTAGACAACGGTGATCTAAGAGTTGCTATGACTTTAAGAGAGAGTAGCTCTTCTGCTTTTGGTTTTAATGAAGCAGACGAACAAGATATTATTAATAACAATACTACACTTCTACCTTACTATAGTGTACCTAATGTTGGTGTCACTGTAAGTAAAGAGTACAGAGAAGTTAACGAGAGTGTTGTTAACGTTCTTGTTATAGAAGCAACGTCAAATGAGATAGAACGTGTAGAATCAGTTATTGTTAAATATAAGAAAACAGCAGACACAAATTTTAAATCTGTAGGTCAAGCTATTCTTGTTAATGAGGGTAATACAGCGGCTAGGTTTGAGGTAGTAGGTATAGATGCCCCTCAAGTAAATGAGCCACCTATAAACTATACTATATCAGTTACGCCTGTTAATGCTCTTGGTTACAAGGGTACTACAATTACAACTACCTTTAACGTAACACATGATACTACGCCACCTTCTTCGCCTACTAATCTAACCCATTTACTATCGGGGGGTACTGCTTTCTTTAATTGGTCGCCAGTTACTGCTCTAGATTTATCACACTACAAGTTACATTATTCATCAAACTCATCTGCAAACTTTGGAGATGCTTCTACATTAGTAAAGGTAGAGAAGATTGCTAGACCAGCTACGTCTGTTTCCTTCCCTGCACTTGCTGGTAAGTTTTTTGTATCGTCTGTAGATAAAACAGGTAACGAAAGTACTACAGCAACTGCTGTTGTTATTACCCCTTCTGAGTTACCAACTCTAGGTCAGTCTGACACAGACACAGAAAATCCAAACTTTAGTGGATCTAAGACTAACCTTACTGTCTCTAGTGGTAAGTTATTTATGACTAGCTTTACAAGCGCAAATTCTTCTGGTGTCTACGATTTTAATCATGGAGGAAGTAGTTACTTTGATGTAGGTACATCTCGTACAGTTAGATTATCTTACGCTATTACTGTGTCTCGTAAACATGAGGATGCTGTTAATGGAGAAGTAAACTGGGATGATATACCTAATAACTGGGATACTTGGCCTAACAACTTTGATACTTGGACTGATGAAGATGCAGAGTTCTCAGACTATGCTGTTATAGTAGAAGCTAGAGCCGCAGATACAGTATCTAACTTATCTAGTGCATCTTTCGTAGATGCTTCTGGAGAGATAGTAGGTAGGTTTGTAGAGTTTAGAGCTACCCTTTCTAATACTGGCCCGAAAATAACCCCTAATATATCGGCACTAAGTGCCACAGTGGAGTACTAATATATGTCACAACATGACTTTTCTATAGCTAATCAGACTGCCAGTAGCGCACGTTCTGATATAAATAATGGACTGCAAGCCCTTGCTAGTAACAATAGTGGGGCTTCTGCTCCTTCAACAACTTATGCTAATATGTTTTGGTATGATACGACTAACAACATATTAAAGATGAGAGATGAGACTAATAGCTCTTGGATAAATGTTGCTTACATAAATCAATCTACAAACTTGACTTCTATAATTGACAATACCCCTGTAGTAACAACAGGTGGATCTACAGTTGGTCTTCTCGGTGATCAGTTACAAAGCGCTTGGAATACAGGTACATCTACTACAGAAAGCCTTATTTCTCCTCTTAAGATGAAGAACGCTATTGAAGCTAACTCAGTGGATCTAACTACTGGTACAGGTACTGCAACAATAGGAACACTTAAGATGGCATGGGGAAAACACTCTGCTGTTGCTGGGGGAACTGTGTCTATCACATTACCCTTTAGTTACACAAGCACAAGTAGTTTTGGTGTAGTTGCACTGAGTGACGACGGAAACCATACTGGTGCAACAAGAGCCGCTCAAGGTGTCTCAATCACAGCAGTAAATCAGATAGTATATGCTAAAGCTGGCTTTGCTGGTTCTTATGTTCACTGGCACACGATAGGATATTAATATGTTGAGAAAATATGTTCAAGTAGACGAAAATAATGTAGCGATTTGTCCAGCTTATGTGCATGGGGAAGTTGACGCACCCTTCTCTGTTATTCCTCACGACAATCCAGAGACTGTTGAAATAGGTACGAAGTGGGACGGTTCTAACTGGATTCAAACAGAAGAGCTTGTCAGATCTAAAAGGGATAAACTATTAGTAGATGAAGTTGATGTCGTTGCTGGTAATGCTCTTCGTTGGGCATCTCTTAGTTCTGATGAGCAAGCCTCTTGGTCTGCCTATAGGACTGCACTCTTAGATGTACCTCAACAAGATGGCTTTCCTCTTAATGTGAATTGGCCTACTAGATGATGGAAATGACAGATCTATGGAGTAGTGTACTGACACTAGGTGTTGGTTTTATTGGGTTTGTATTGAGAGGTTATGTAATAGAGTTAAATAGATTACGTATACTCTTAAACAGGACTAGAGAAGACTATGTTACTAAGGCTGACTCAAATCAAGTCCTTAGTCAAATAATGAGCAAGTTTGATAGAATAGAGGAAAAGTTAGATAGACTCGTGGAGAGAAAATGAAACACTTACTTATACTACTTACCCTGATAATTGGTAGTACTGTATATGCTGACGATACGATTTACACCGACAGTAATAGTACAATAACTTCTGATGGGTCTATGGATACTACAATCAATAGTCCACCACCTTCTGCTATATCACCACAGATAAGTTCAAGTAACTCTGATCTATGTACTGTCGGTGTAGCAGGTGCTGTACAAACACAAATACTAGGTATCTCTGCTGGTCGTACAGTAAGGGATATGAACTGTGAGAAGCTCAAGAACGCTAAGACTATGTACGATATGGGTATGAAGGTTGCGGCTGTATCAGTAATGTGTCAGGACGAAAGAGTGTTTGATGCTATGATGAACGCAGGTACACCCTGTCCTAAGGATGGATTGGTGGGAGATAAGGCTAGACTAGCATGGGAAATGGAAGCAGTTGAAGAAGCAATAGAACGTGACCAGAACAATGTAATCGAGAGGATGTTCGATGAAAATGGTGAGACAAAGATTGGCTTGGGTGTTATTTTTAGTAGCCTTGCCTTCTTATTGTTACTCTGACCCTTATACATACGGGTCAACAGGTAATGCGGCTAGTACTTCTTTAGGTTGGGGGATGGATAGTATCTTACCTAGCATTGCTGGTGTAGACATAAACGGTCTTATTTACAGGTACACAACTGTTAAAGATCCAGATACTGATATGAAAGTACACGTCAGTAATCTTAACGCTAATGCTGATGGTTATATCTTTAGAGAAACAGATGATTGGTCGGGGGTAGCTGGTAATACCATTGTAAAGTCGTTTCCAGTTTCGAACATTCCAGCTTCAAATTGGGGTACAGGTTCGATTGAAGTTGAAGGGGAAGGCAGAGTGGAAGATGCAGTTGTTATATACTCCTACAGGGTAGATAAGTGCTATGATCCTCAGTCTGATCCTTCATGTGCAGGTTATGTTAAGCCTATGCCAGAGTTACCAGAAGTTGTAGTCTATGATGCACTAGAAGATGATGCAGTTACAGATACACTAGAGACTGAAGAGTTTCAGTATGACGAAGATGGTAAAGTTATAGTTGACGAAGAAGAGGAAGAAGAAGACACACGTATAGAGATGGGTCTAACTGCTTCTTCTAATGCTCTAACTTTATTTAAGTCACAAGGTCAAGACGACATAATAATGTCTATCAACCAACAAACTAATATCGCTATGTACTACAATGCCAATATAAACGGTGGTACATTAAATGATGCGGTTGGACTACAAGATGGTACAATACCTGACAACAAGAAAGCCCTAAGAAATAATTTAGCACAACAGATACTGCACGAACAGATGGTCGATATGCAGTATAATAAATGAGGTTTAATATGAAGTATCTAGTAACAGCACTCTCACTATTCGCTTTACCTGCACTAGCAAACACACCCATAACAGGTAACGTAGAAGCTAAGTGTGTAATACAAACAACTAAAGATGGGGTCTATGGAAACCCTATAGCTAGTAAGTTAAGCACTACACCTTCTGATGGTGGTATTCTACCTGTCATTAGGTTTGACGTATCTATAGCAGACAGTTATACAGCTAACATAACTCACCCTACATCTTTTAGTTCGTCGCCAACTCTTAATGATACAGTTGCGTGGACAGGAAGTACAAGTGTAACTCAAACATCTGTCTCTGGTATGTCAGCTTATGAAGAGGCTAAAGTAGTAGTAGATAACACTACCATCTTTAACTTAACTC